GCGGCAGTGAAGCCCGGCTCGCCGGTAACATCCAGGCTTACAACGCACAGGGAAACAAAGGCGTAACGCTGCAGCTGGCAGCCGTGCAGGTAATCTCACTGGCTGAACGGCAAGGCGGTGCCGACTTCGGTGCAGTGGAGGGCGGCTTTGTCGCCTCGAATGACAACGCTGATGCCGGTGAGGCCAGCTATAACTTCTAGCGGCGTCAAGCGCCGTTACCGGAGTGGCTTGGAAGAGGCGATTGCACACCAGATTGCAGCCGCAAACCTTCCCGTCATCTATGAAGAGACAACGCTCGACTATGTCTGGCCCGAACGTCCTTCCAAGTACACTGTGGATTTCGATATCGCCGGCCCGAACGGGCAGGTGATCTACATCGAGGCAAAGGGCCTGTTCGACGTCCAGAGCCGACACAAGATGCTTCTGGTCAAGCAGCAGCACCCCGACCTCGACATTCGCTTCGTATTCAGCAACGCCAACGCCCCAATCTACAAGGGCAGCCCGACCAGCTACGCACAGTGGTGCGACAAGCACGGGTTTCCATGGGCGAACCGCCGAATACCAGACGAATGGCTATGCACCCCTAAACAAGAAGGAGAAGCTGATGGAAACGACCATCCGCAAGAGCCAGAACGAACAAATTCTGGAAGCCCTGCAGAAGGGTGACGCCATCACGCCGATGTCGGCACTGGCGCGCTTTAACTGCTTCCGTCTGGCAACCCGCATCTTCGAGCTGAAGGCGCAGGGCCACGACATCGTCACGAACCTCGTGAAACACGGCGACAAGACGTTCGCTGAGTATCGGATGGTATCGTGATGGAGGGGCAGTTGGACATGGAGAAGTCGAACTTCGTCAGGCATGAAGACTGCCCTGACTGTGGAAGTTCAGATGCACGGAGCCTGTACGATGACGGACACTACTTCTGTTACAGCTGCCAAACGCATACGCCAGCGGAACCCGGTAGCCAAGGAGATGCACCGGCAGCCGGGCCGCTGGCGGACCAAGACCAAGCCAAGCGGCAAGATTTACTCCAGACGACGTTCCAAGCGATACCAGCACGAGGACTGAGCGAGGAGACCTGCCGCAAGTTCGGCTATGGTGTTGCCACCTATAAAGGCCAGCCAGTTCAAGTCGCCACCTATCGCGACAAGTCTGGCCGGCCCGTCGCCCAGAAGATCAGGACCGCCGACAAGCGGTTCTCGATCATCGGTGACGGGGTTCGGTTGACGTTCTTTGGTCAGCACCTCTGGAACAAAGGAAAAATCCTTACTGTCCTTGAAGGTGAGTGCGATTGTTGTGCTGCTAGCCAAGTCCAGGGCAACAAATGGGCGACGGTCAGTCTACCCAACGGCGCGCAGTCCGCAGTCAAAGCCTTCAAGGACAACTGGGACTATGTTGCCGGCTTCGACACGGTCGTTCTGATGTTCGACATGGATGAGGCCGGTCAGAAAGCCGCCCAGGCCGTTGCGGAGCTACTGCCTGTCGGCAAAGCCAAGATTGCCAGCCTTCCGTACAAGGACGCCAATGAGTGCTTGCTGCAAGGCAAGGGTGGCGAAATTATCAACGCGATCCACCAGGCACGGGAATACCGACCTGATGGCATCGTGGCAGCTACCGATTACCGCGAGGCGGTTGGTGTGGACGATGCTGCCTCGTCCGTCACTTATCCTTACAGCTTGCTGAACGAAGTAACGCGCGGGCTGCGCAAGGGTGAGCTGGTCACCATCACAGCCGGAAGCGGTATCGGTAAGACGACACTGGTGCGAGAGATTGCACATCACCTGCATGTCGATGGTAATCGCATGGGCCTCATCATGCTCGAGGAGTCCAACAAGCGGACACTCCAGGGCCTGGTCGGCATCTTCATGTCGAAGAACATCACGATTGACCGAACAGAGGTCGAGGATGATGAGATCACGACCGCGTTCGACATGCTATTCGGCCCCGACATGCCGCCGCTGTACCTTTACGACCATTTCGGATCGACCGATGTCGACCTGATCTGCAATCGCATCGAGTACATGGTGAAGGCGCTTGGCGTCGAATGGGTCATCCTCGACCACATCTCCATCCTGATCAGCGGCCAGTCGTTCGGGCAGAACGAACGGACCTTGATCGACACAACGATGACCAAGCTGCGGACGTTGGTCCAAGAACTGAACATCGGTCTGATGATCGTCAGCCACCTTCGCCGGCCCGATGGCAACACAGGTCATGAGGATGGCGCACAGGTACGCCTGGGTCAGCTGCGCGGCTCACACTCGATCGCCCAGCTGTCCGATATCTGCATATCGATGTCGGTCGACCCGGATGAGCCGAACAGCGACATCCGCCACCTGAACATCCTCAAGAACCGGTACACGGGCCAGACAGGCCCCGCCGGCACCCTCAATTACAACCGCGACACTGGCCGCCTCATCGAGGACGTGCTGGCGCAGCTAACGCCTCTCGAGGAAGAGGCAGAAGGAGACGACGACGATGCGTGAATTGCTAGACGATAGGCCCGACTGGTTCGACGATGAACACACGGGCCTCACGCTGCTCGATTATGAAGAGCAAGCGATGGATATGGCCCTTTATGACGGCTTCCTGATTTATCCGGTCATCGGATTGGCAGGGGAGGCCGGCGAGGTCGCGAACAAGGTCGGCAAGATGCTGCGGGACAACGAGATACCGCCCGATGGTGGTGAGCCGGTGTTCGACATGGACTTCGAGCAGAGGTTCGAACTGGCCAAGGAACTGGGCGACGTACTGTGGATGCTCACAGCGGTCGCCAACGACATTGGCTTCGACCTCGAGGAAGTCGCTTCCCTGAACCTCGACAAGCTGCGCAGTCGGCAGCGGCGGGGTCGCCTGAGAGGGAGTGGTGATAACCGATGACACGCATAGCCTTCGACCTCGAGTCGAATGGCTTCCTCGATGATGTGACAACTGTTCACTGCATCTGCACCGAAGACCTCGATAGTGGCAAAAAGCGGGCCTTTGGTCCGTTCGAAATCGACAAAGGTCTCGACTACCTGATGAAGGCTGACGAAATTCTGGGCCACAATATAGTCGGGTACGACCTCGTGGTCCTGGCCAAGATATACCCACACTTCAGCACCGACGGCATCAAGATTACCGACACGCTGGTCTTGTCGCGGCTCATCCGCGCCAACCTGCGTGACGATGATCATGCCGCCGGCTACACCCTCGAGCAGCTCCACAAGCGTCTTTATGGCTCCCACAGCCTGAAGGCGTGGGGGCTGCGCTTGCGGGTGCTGAAGGGTGAATATGGCGAGACATCAGACTGGTCGAGCTGGTCGCAGGAAATGCAGGACTACTGTCAGCAGGACGTATCCGTCACTGTCGCACTGTGGAAGCATTTGGCTCCTGAAACCTGGTCGCAGCAGAGTATTGCCCTCGAGCATAGTCTCGCGGAAATCTGCCATCGCATTGGCCAGGCTGGCTGGACTTTCGACAAGAAGAAAGCCGGCGAACTTTACGCGCGCCTGTCCCAAGAGCGTGCTGATCTGCAAGACGAGTTGAACGAACTGTTCCCACCGTGGACGGTCGAGGAAGAGTTCATCCCGAAGGTCAACAACAAGACCCGTGGCTACGTCAAAGGTGAGCCGTTCATCAAGCGCAAGGAAATCCAGTTCAATCCGAACAGTCGCAAGCACATCGAGTTCTGCCTGAAGCAGAAATATGGATGGAAGCCGCGCGAGTTCACACCGTCTGGTGACGCCAAGATCGACGAAACCATCCTCAACGCACTGCCATATCCAGAGGCCAAGAAGCTGGCTCACAGCTTCCTGATACAGAAGCGCATCGGGATGTTGGCAGAAGGCAATAGCGCCTGGATGAAGCTAGCGGTCGATGACCCACAGTCGCCCCGCTACGGGCTGCTGCGGCACACGATTAATCCCAACGGCACGGTCACAGGCCGCGCCAGTCACTTCGGGCCGAACCTGGCCCAAGTTCCCGCAACACGCGCGCCATACGGCAAGGAGTGTCGTGAGCTGTTCACAGTGCCGCCGGGCTATGTCCTGGTCGGCTCTGATCTGTCCGGCCTCGAGCTGCGTTGCCTGGCGCACTTCCTCAATGATGGGGGTGAATATGCCAAAGAAGTCATCGAAGGTGACGTCCACACAGCAAACATGGCTGCCGCTGGACTTGCCTCTCGCGACCAAGCCAAGACCTTCATCTATGCCCTCTTGTACGGAGCCGGTAACGCCAAGATCGGATCGATCGTCGGCGGCAGCGCAAGAGAAGGTGCCCAGCTGCGACAAAAGTTCCTCGACGGCTTTCCAGCTTTCGCTTCCCTTTTGAGGGCGGTGAAAGCAGCGGTCGACACCAAGGGCCACCTTGTCGGCCTAGATTTCCGCAAGTTACCCATCCGCAGCGAACACGCTGCCCTGAACACCCTGCTGCAATCAGCCGGCGCGCTGATCTGCAAGAAGTGGGTGCAGCTAATAGACGAGAACCTGCGAGCCAGCGGCATCGACGCCGAGGTGGTCGCCTGGGTTCATGACGAGGTGCAAGTGCGCACCCGGAAAGGATATGAACACGATGTCGGTAATCGACTTAAAGAGTGCGCGACAAAAGCTGGAGAAGCGTTCGGCTTCACAGTCCCAATCGACGCAGAATACGGGGTCGGACCAGACTGGTCAGCTACCCACTGAGGAGGAGATGCTTGAGGTCGTCATGGCGGTCTACAGCCTGCTGATGACGGCTAAACAGAGACCCTTCACGACCAAGTCGGACATTGCCCGTGCGGCGGCTGACGTCGTCGCCTTGTGTGCGTCGGAGCAGCTGCTATCGACGATGATGCCCGATGGTCACTTCACCAATGTCTGGATGATCACAGAGGACGGGCTGCAGTGGCTCGAGGGAGCCAACGATGCTCTTGCTCCTCGACACTGACATCTTCGCCTACCAGGCGACGACCAGTGCGGAGACAGAAATCGACATGGGCGGTGACATCTGGTCACTGACCATGGACATGCAACAGGCAAGGGACACCTTCGAGGCTGCGGTGGACCGCATCAAGGAACGCCTCGAGACCAATGATGTCCTCTGTTGCATGTCGGACCACGCCGGCAACTTTCGCAAGCAGGTGTGGCCCGACTACAAAAGCAATCGACGCAAGTCGCGCAAGCCAGTCGGCTACGTCGCGTTCTGCGATTGGGTGCGGGAGACCTATGCGACCGCATCCAGGCCGATGCTCGAGGCAGACGATGTCATGGGCATCATCGCAACCAAGCCTGGCAACGAAGGCAAGGTCACGATCGTGTCTGATGATAAAGACATGAAGACAATTAGTTGCCGCCTCTACAGGCCTATGTCCGACGAGCTGCTCGAGATCACTACAGAAGATGCCGACCGGTATTTCTTGACACAGGTCCTGACTGGTGACACCGCAGACGGGTACAAAGGCGTGCCAGGCATCGGCCCAAAGAAAGCCGAAGCGATACTCGGCCCCCGACCGCACTGGGGTGCCGTGGAAAAAGCCTACATCGACGCAGGACTGACTAGGGACGACGCCATCCAACAGGCGCGCCTTGCCCGCATCTTGCGTTGGTCTGATTGGTCCGAAGGAGGGCCGAAGCTATGGACACCATGAGACACGAAGCCTTCATGCAAGCGAAGGCGGCTGAAGATACCAGCCACCCCATCACCAAACAGCCGGACATGGTGAACCGGCCACCCCACTACAACACCGCTGAAATCGAGACCATCGATGCTATCCGAGCTGCTACCGGCGACGGCTTCCACTACCACCTGCAGGGAACAATCCTGAAGTACCTGCACCGCTACAGGCACAAGGGAAACCCGCTGCAGGACTTGAAAAAGGCTAGGTGGTATCTCGACCGCCTGATCGACGAGTATGAAGACTAATTGTCGAACCGACGTGCGCCACAAGACACACGTTGAAAAGTCTGGCTGGGGTCATTTTCAGAGCCAGTCCGCTGGTTAATCTGATGAACAATATGGCAATGCATGTAGCCGTATTTCGGATGCAGCATCTGTAGGAAGCGGCGGTGATGCCTATCGTCACAATAGAAATCACCCTCGACTGGCCGTGTCTCATTAAAGACTGCAGGCAAACATTTCTGTCCGAGGGTGATGGACTCTGACATCAAACACGCCGCCGGTTGTCCAAAGACCATCATCGGTGGGCCGTCTTGATAATTGCCATCAAGATCACACTCACTGGCTGCAGCTGGCGCTTGGATGAAAGCTGTGACTGCCATCGAGACGATTAACGATCTTATCCACATCTTTTGTTCCCCTTCAAATTCCTGCCGAAAGGATACCCATGAAACATGGCCTTTAGAAACCAATTTGCTGAAGATATCTTCAACCTGAAATACCGACACGAGGGCTGTGAGACCTGGCCTGACCTGTGTCGGACACTTGTCCACGAGGTCTGCGATGGGCTGATGCCCAAAGATGAGGTCGAGGACCTGATCCACTACATGACCGACATGAAGTTCCTGCCTGGTGGTCGCTACATCTACTATGCCGGTCGTGATCCAGAGACTAGGTATTACAACAACTGCTTCCTACTCAAAGCTGAAAACGACAATCGTGAGGACTGGGCCAAGGTCGCACAGAAGGCCACCAGCGCCTTGATGTCCGGTGGCGGTATCGGCGTGGACTACAGCGTCTATCGTCCGTCTGGCAGCCACCTGAAGCGAACGGGCGGCAAGGCTAGCGGTCCGCTGCCCATGATGGAACTGGTCAACGGAATAGGCCGGTCGGTCATGCAAGGTGGGTCGCGGAGGTCGGCAATCTATGCGTCTCTGCATTGGCAGCACGGAGACGTCAAAGACTTCCTGAAGATGAAGAATTGGTACGACCAGAAGGTCGGCGACACCAGTATCGGCAAGCTGAAGGAAGCTGACTTCAACTTCCGTGCCCCGATGGACTTCACCAACATCTCCGTCAACTACGACACCGCTTGGCAAGAAGAGTATTGGAACACAGGCAAGGTTGGGGATGTGTTCATGGAGAACGTCCGACAGGCCCTGTCGACGTCAGAGCCGGGCTTCAGCTTCAACTACATGAAAGATGACGAGACACTCAGGAACGCCTGTACTGAGGTCACCAGCGCCGACCCAGACGATGTCTGCAACCTTGGCTCAGTAAACATGAGCCGCATCGCCAGCATCAATGAGTTTGCCGACGTCGTCACCCTAGCAACCAAGTTCCTCTTGTGTGGAACCATCAGGGGCAAAGTGCCCTATGAGGCAATCGAAAGGACCAGAGAAAAGAACCGACGCTTGGGCCTCGGACTAATGGGTATGCACGAGTGGCTAATTCAAAGAGGAGAACGCTATGAAGTTACCGATGAACTTCATCAGTGGCTGTACGTCTACAAAACGGTTAGCGATGCTACCAGTCGATCTTTCGCTGATCAGTGTTCAGTTAGTCGTCCTGTCGCTAACAGGGCCATTGCTCCTACTGGCTCTATTGGCATCTTGGCTGGCACGAGTACGGGGGTCGAACCGATCTTTGCTGTCGCCTATAAGCGGCGTTATCTGCGAGGCGGTGATCGATGGCATTACCAGTACGTTGTGGACAGTGCCGCGCAAGAACTAATCGATCGCTATGGGGCCGACCCCGACAAGATCGAATCAGCCCTAGACTTGGCTGCCGACCCAGAACGCAGGATCAAGTTCCAGGCTGACGTCCAGGACTATGTCGACATGAGTATTTCGTCGACCATCAACCTGCCGGCGTGGGGCAGCGACCTCAACAATGAGGACACTGTCGAGCCGTTCGCAGACATGCTGGCGCGCTACGCACACCGGCTGCGCGGGTTCACCTGCTATGCCGATGGTAGTCGAGGGGGTCAGCCCCTGACGGCTGTCCCGTACAGCGAGGCTTCGAACCGACAAGGAGAGGAGCTAGTGGAGACACATGACATCTGCGACATCACCGGTCACGGAGGTAGCTGTGGAACCTGATGATCATACTCCGATCTGTTGTGGTCAGCCGATGACGAAGGAGGACGAATTGTTTCGTTCTTGTCCGCGATGTGGAGGTGAGGCGGTGTGGGATTATGACGATTGGCAATATGATTGCCCTAATTCATCCGACTGGCATCCGCCCCGTGGACCGTGACAACAGAAAACCCTCGAGGGAAACCTCGGGGGTTTTTTTTAGTCGTCGTTTTTCTGGTCTCGATAATCGACCCAGAAAAGAAAAAACGCGAAAGGCATAACTACGACAGCAAGGGACAAATAGCCCAACACCAAAGAAACAAATATTGAAACTAAATATGAAAGCGGTTGGTCATCTATTAGTTCGTTCCCTGCAAACACAAATAAAATGACGATAGACCAAGCCAAGGCAATCGGGTGAAATTCCCTAAAGGCAATGCCAACAATGCGAACCAATAGTTTTTTCATATTTAATTAATATCAAATTGCATAAACATTAGACGTACAAAATGAGGACAAAAAAAGAGGCGCAGATTGCTCCGCGCCTCTTTTGAAAACACTGTCGTGTCTCCGTAGCAATCCAATATATGGACGTCATGTTTACTTATGTAAACTTTTAATTCCCATAAAATCACAAAAAGTCCCAAGAAATCCTATAGCATCTCATTGCGTATTCTTTGTGCATTTTAAGTGCGTTTTGATGGCTCCAGGGCCATTGTACCACCTTAGAAGAGGAGGTCGTAAGAGAACTATCGTCCTTCCTCCTACGACTAATCTAAATACAACATGTAGTTTTCTATAGTTGTTTTTTTGTCGGTCACATTTGTGGCCCACTTGATTAACGCTGGTCAACTCTGGTCGGCGAAAGGGACAGCATCAGTCCCGATTTCTCACGAAGACAAAATGACCCTCACCAACAATTTTCTGTTTGACCCAATGGCCAATGTCTAGGGGAGGGGAGGTCGGTGCAGACAGGAGACATCACAGCCCCTCGACTATCGAGTCAACTCAACGACTTAGTCGATCGTTGTCGCCGCAGCGGGTCCCATCCGCCGCCGATCGAGGCCCCAGTGGGTCAAAATCAGGTCGATTTCCAAAATCGAGGTAAAGGTCGGCTTGTTGTTATTTTATTCAGGCTTTGTCGATGAGAGGACCGCCTACGAAAACAGAAGGAATTAACCCATGGCGTTAGAAACCGCGACGTTCATCAGCGGACTCAACCCGTCCAATCCGGTGTCAACAGATGCCATCTCGGCCTCAGATGATCATTTAAGGTTAACAAAAGCCACGCTGCTGGCCACGTTCCCGAATATCACAGGGGCGATGAACGCCACGCACACTGAGTTGAACTCAGTAGCAGACGGTGACACCACAGCCACCTCAACGACCCTGGTCGACGCTGACCGGTTCGTAGTCAACGACGACGGCACTATGGTTCAGGTGGCCCTGTCGGACCTTCTGACCTACCTCGGTACAGCCCTGACGACTGCAAGCTCTCTGTCGTCTATCCAGGGCCTCACATACCCAGACACTGACGGCACAGCAGGTCAATTCCTGTCGACAGACGGCAACGGGACGCTGTCCTTCGGCTCTCAAACTGACTTCGCTATGCCCCCCGGTCTCGTGTTCCCATTCGCAGGGACGACAGCCCCATCAGGCTACCAACTATGCGACGGCAGCGACCTCAACACCTACACCTACCGGACACTCCACGCCGTCATCTCCGGTACATACGGCGGCACAGCTTACGAGGCAGGTGTCACGGACCAGTCCGGCGTAACCACGACCTTCAAGGTTCCTGACCTTCGGGGCAGGGTGGTTGCAGGTAAAGGAAGTGGGTCGGTAATCGCCTCTTCGATCCTCGCTCAGGACACCCTCGGTGCCACAGGCGGCGACGATCAGATCACCCTGACCAAAGAACAGAGCGGCCTTCCGGCACACGGGCATGGCCTGTCTGGTGGCATCAACACCGTTCGACATGGTGGCAGTGACGCATCAACAGCTATTTTGACGGGGAACTACACCAGTGACGGCGGTGACTCAGGTGGCGGAACTGTTACCACCGGCAACACTGCCCACGACAACTTCTCTGTCGATAACAACTCAGGTGCAAACGCATCATCTGCACACGACAACGTCCAGCCCACGATGATCCTGAACTACGTCATCAAATACTAGCGGGGGTCACCACTATGAGCATTATCCCAGTGCGTGACCTCGGTCAGGTCGGACTGATCACAGACATCCCCGGCTACAACATCCCGCTCAACGCTGTGACCCGTGCCCACAATGTGGTCTTTGACGAAAGAAACATTCGCAGGGCACCGATCTTCAGGACCGTTAAAGACAGCCTCGGCTTCACCCCGCGTTTCTGCATGGGCATCA